ATTTTTGACTGGCGTATCCTCCAGCTTGCATAGGATGCCCGAAATTTTCATAATCATGCGGATACTTTTTCACAACGTCGCTATCCTTAACCTTATTATAGTCTTCCATAGCGTAGTCATAGAACCGTTTCGCATCGGTTATTGAAATTCCCTCAGAATTGGCAAACTTACGAATAACCTCCTCGTCTTTTCCCAAATCAATTTTATTATCGTCGTTTAATTTTCGAACGGCGTCTCGGTATTTTGCAACCGCTTTTTTCTGCTTACGATACTTGATATGCCCAGCAATGTTTAATCCGTAAGCTTTTTCCGCGGACCCATGAGGCTCGGAAGCTATTTTTTGATAGTGTGCACGTCCTTCAGGAGTCAAAGAGCCATCAGGATTCTGATACCTACGAACACCCCATTTCTGACCCTTTATACCATAATGGACTAAATATGTGCAACGTTCCATCAACGCATCCTAACTCTAGTAAGACCAGCCATACTTTTGAGACTAATGTGCATCTCTGGAAGAGTATTTTCAATATTGTCCCATTGAATTTTATTAATTACCGCACGAGGAACGTACCGCTTCGACAACTCAACGTATCTTTGTCCGACAGAGATTCTGCTTTTAAATCGCGCATCGCTAGCACTAAATACGCTATTATACGTACTACCAGCCAAATGATTGATAAAACCTTGCGCCTGAGCTCGAGAGATTTTATAATCCCATTGACGCCGTATATTATCCTTGGCTATTTGTTGATTCGCAGCACTCCCTCTAATCCTGCGAGCGATCTCTGATTTTGCTTTACGAACTTTATAGCGACCGGAATTCGCATACTGCTCGGATTTCGCTTTTGCTAACGCGGTTCCGAAACGTGCTAGACTTTTTGCTTTTTTCGAATATTTTTATAAATATATTT